TTGTACAAGATTTGATGATCAAGAGTACCGAGTCTCATGGCGCGCCAGAAGATAACCACAAGGAGTAACATAGTGTCAGATTTTTATGTTAAGGGCAATTCTGAAGGTTCTCGTGATACATTTAATAAAAAGATATTGTATAAATTTGACACGATCTGGAACTCTTATTCAAATCTTGTAGATTTCACATTTGCTGAAAAGCAACTGTATGGTCGTGTAAGCAGACTGTTTGAGCCAATTGTCGTGAAGGATTATGTTTTGGAGCTTAAATCTATCATCCAGGCCTCAGATCCGAAAAGAGGCCTAAAAGCATTAAATTTTGTTTCGGATGCATTTAATGATTTAGCAAAAACTTTTCAGAAAAAGGTATTGAAAGCAGAAATCGACTCCACAGATAAAAACTTAGCCAATCTAAAGGCCCACAAGGCATATCAAGATCCTCACTACCTATATAAGCAGCACCTATCTTCTTATAAAGAAGCCGTGGAAGAGCTTTTTGAGGAAGATAGTGTCAGGTTTGTTAGTTTTGAAAAGTTTGTCGCGCTGCTAACTCCCTATATTTTTAAGACATGTCGCAGAATTCCCTTTACGTTACCGGCATACGTTAAAAGTCATTATTGCCCAGCAAACGTTTCAGGCCTTGTGATTGAAATTGCCGATATGGATCCGTCGAACGACGCAGAGAAAATTGAAAAATTTTATAATAGCAAAAACTGGCAATTTTTTCTAAACGCATGCGCCGAATATGGATTCATGGTTGATAAGAATATTCCATGGCGCATTGTAGCTGATATTGGTTCTGCTCCTATGCTGGAATACGCAGGTCTTTACGGAGTAACAGATACCGATAGTGTTCTACACATTGGATATGAGAAAGCGCACAAAGGATATTTTCAAGTTTTTAAACAAATTATGTATGAAATGTACCACAGACTAAAGCAGGATGTGTACTATGAGGTTTCACACGTGCAAACCGATGGCACTCAGCTAATCGAAAATTTTCCAAGCACGTACACTTCAGAGTATTTTTTTAGTATTTATGACGATTATTATTTTTTAGATCTTTATTGTCGAATTCGCTTTAAAGAGGAAGAATCATCTTTCTCGGCGCCCCAACAAGATAATATTATTGACAACTGTATTGAAATATCTCGACTTGATTTAAACCGAGGCCTCAACTCTTTTGAAAATATTTTGAATAAAACATTTGACTATATCGGCTCTTTGACTTATATTAGTAATAGACTTAGAGAACTGGAAGACAATCCATTGCCGAATGATGCCCCAGATGTTCAACTTCATGTTGAGCCCATCGAAGAGATGCTTTCTGGTGGTGACGGCGCCCTAGACGATATTTAATTAGAAAAATGTATTTTCAAGCAATCGACGATAAAAATGAATGTATTGGTGTTTATGCTGACGGCCAGTTGCATTTTGATGAAATGCCAGAAAGCCTCCTTAGAACGTGGAAATATTCAGGTTCCTTGGTAGACGAGGCAATAGAGTATGCGTGGCTTTATTGTGGTGGCGGCCCCATAGAGAAAGGCTGCCCTCCCACACTGCAGCCAACGCTGCGTCGATTGCAGTCAAAGATGTCGGCGTATAAAAAATCATTTGAATTAGCAAAAATTGATTTTCGTGATCATTGTTTCTTTGACTTGGTACCACATGATTTTTTGTTAGAATTTTTAGAAGTAAAAAATCAAATAACGAAGCATGTTTTTGAGAATTTCGAAAAACCAGGAAATTATGATCATCTAGATAAAGCTCAGAAATTGGTGCATAAAATACGCCATCAAAAATTAAACATTAGCAATGAAGGATGTAGAAAATTGTTTGTCTCATCTGTTCACCGAGGCGCCGCTAATAAAATTCTAAAAGGAAGCCCGTATATAGACTATAATCTATTTGGGACTGTCACGGGACGCTTGGCAACGGTCCCGGGCTCATTTCCTATCTTAACAATGAACAGGCAACTGAGAAAATTAATAAAACCGCGCAATGATTGGTTCTTATCTTTAGATTATAATGGAGCAGAAATTCGAACATTTTTAGCCTTATCCGGCAAAAATCAGCCACAATATGATATTCACATGTGGAACATCGACAATATTTTCAAAAATCGTGCGATTCTTGATAGATCTGAGGCAAAAACTCTATTATTTTCGTGGCTCTATAATCACGATTCAAAAGACTTAGACTCAAAATACTACAATCGCGAGGATGTTGTAAAAGAATATTACGAAGGAGGTTATGTTCAGACTATAGCCGGCCGCAAGATAAAAGTTGATGAAAGGCGCGCCTTTAATTATATTATACAAAGCACCACCGCAGACTTGGTAATGTCTAGGGCGATTGAAATTGATCGATTCTTGGAAGACAAGAAATCTTTTGTTTCACACATTGTGCATGACGAGATAGTAATAGATCTGAGTAATGATGAAAAAGACTTAGTACCGGAAATAAAAGAAATATTTTCAAACAATATTCTTGATAAATTTGTGGTTAATATGGAAGCCGGCACAAATTACTATGATTTGGAGGATTTAAGGTTATGATATCGGTAGTGGGCATTGGATCTGCCGCATCCGCAATTGCTGAAAAATTTAAAGCTCAAAAAAACTATAACGTATATTTGTTAAATAGTAAAATTGAACGCAACACAAAGTACAAGCATAAGCTTAAAGTTTTTGAGAAACCCGAAGAATACGAGAACAATATTCCCGACTTAAAAAAGTTTTTTTCGGACTTAAATGATTATGTTCAAATATTCATTGTTGGGTCTTCTTATAGTTCGAATTATTCTCTTGGCATTTTAGAACAAATAAAAGATAAAAAGATAGATGTCTTTTATATCAAACCAGATATCGAGCTATTAACTGGAGTCCCAAAATTATTAGAAAATCTTGTGTTTGGGGTCTTACAGGAATATGCGCGTTCAGGGTTGCTGCATTCTGTGACGATAATCTCTAATGAAAGCATAGAACAAAATATACAGAACATTTCAATTAAAAATTACTATGATTCGCTAAATAACGCCATTTTTTCTGCTGTTCATTATTTAAATTTCTTTGACCATACGGATCCCGAAATTGGCCAAGTTGCCAAGCCGTCCGATATTAATCGCATACGCTCTTTGGGGATGCTGGATCCAAAAAATCTTCAAGAAAAGTGGTTCTTTGAGCTTGACATGTCCCGAGATGTGTGTTATTATTTATGTATAAATGAACAAAGACTAGAAGATGAGGTCGGGTTGCACAAACGTATTGTAGACATGCTTAAGGAAAAGCCACGAAATGCATACCACAAGATTTCGTATGCAATATATGAAACACACCTCTCAGATTTTGGGTTTTGCGTTGCCCACACTAACGCTATACAACAACAAAAAAACTCTTGACAAGATAAGTTGAGAGTGTTACATTAGATATCAAGGAACGCTTGATATACTCTAACCATAAAAACAAAAGGAGACAATAAATGTCAATTAACATGGAACTAATGAGAAAAAAGCTTGCCACTCTTCGTGGTGAGGGAGGTTCGGAGAAGTCCGTCTGGTTTAGACCAGAGGAAGGGGATACGGAAATTCGCATCGTACCCACTAACGACGGCGATCCGCTAAAGGAAATGTATTTCCACTACAATGTTGGAGAACATAAGGGAGGTATCCTGTGTCCAAAGAGAAACTTTGGAGAAGACTGCCCAATTTGCGAATTTGCCTCTTCTCTGTGGAAGGAAGGGGTTGCAAGTAACGACGAAGAAAGCAAGAAGCTGGCTAAGTCATTGTTTGTGCGCGCACGCTTCTTTTCGCCGGTGGTTGTCCGCGGCCGCGAAGATGAGGGTGTCAAGATCTATGGCTACGGAAAGCGAGCCTATGAAAACCTTTTGGGCTATATTCTAGACCCAGATTATGGTGATATTACCGATGCTATGGAAGGCACCGATATTTCACTAACATACACGAAGCCCACTGCCCCGGGCGCTTACCCGCAGACAAGCCTAAAAATGCGTCGGAATACTACACCATTATTGGAGGATGAAGAGGCTATCCCTGCCCTCCTTGATAGCATTCCCGACTTTAATGGACTCTTTGAGAGGAAAACTCCCGAAGAGATCGACGCTATCCTTGATGAGCAACTAGCCGGCGATTTGAGTGCCGAGTCACGTTCGTCTGAAACCACGCGATATAGTAAAG